TCTAACCCTCTTTTTTTAAATATCTTTTCTACTCTTCTGGCGACATATGGAACATCAAAGAAATCACTATTCCAACCGGACAGTACATCACTATCCTCAATCTCACCGAGTAAATCAAGCAATAGTTCTCTTTCATTTTCACACAGATACACTTCCAACTTAACATCTGTTGGTAGTGCTTCAATCTTATTCATTTCAGCAACCAATTGTTCTTCTGTCCATTCCTGATCTTCAGGTGGAACTGCAAGCAGAACCATTCTATTGGACCAGTTATGGTATAGCGCAACAGAGTTAATTGGTGCATATGAATTTTCAACAGAGGCAAATCCAATTTCAGGATTGTAATCCACCTCAATGTCAAAGAATGTTACATGAGCATCGGGTGCGGGCTTACCATAATAATATTCTGAAAGGATCTTTAGTTCTGGTGAGAGGTCGGATTCAAAAAGCTTGTATCCGTTGTGTTTATATTGGTTGACCTTTTTTCTAAAATCCTCTTTATCTTTACAAACGATTTTAGAAAGCTTTTCATCATAGATACTGACGTATTCCCCTCGTGGATCATCAATGAAAAAGTAATAAGGAGCATGGTATTTTACTAATTCCCTTACTCCTTCATTACGTTCCCAAACATATACCTCATCATTTTTACGAAGTGCTGAGATATATGACATTAACTACCCTCCGATGAACGGATAGGTGTTACGTTGGCTTCTTCGGGTTCCTTCTTACCTTCGACAATTGACTCATAAAGATATTCAAAATCTTCCTGTTCAGCAAGCATATCATGGTAATTGGATTTGTACATTACAGTGGCAATCTTACGAACCATTCTCTTTTCAATCTCAAATTCTTCTGATGCAGTAGCGATCAAATCTTTGATTGCTTCTTTTTCAGAATCGATTCTTAGGAATGAGTTTGTGATTTCTGCAATGACAACTTTGAGCTTTTGACGCTCAGGTGCGGATAGTGTAATAGACATTTGTTACTCCATGTTTTCTTATTATTATTTTTTGATCTTGTAATAAAAAGTGGATGCCGCCTGTGCCCTTGATTATACAGACCTTTGCTGCTTAGCTATTGCAGAATCGTGTGCGTCTCTACTACCCCGTTACTTGGCTCCCCACGTCTGCAGGGATTTACGCTATGCTATGTAGCGTAACCTTTCTATCTTGGCGATCAACCCAAGTGATTTTACGAGGTGAGAAGCATCCACCTATTCTATTATAGACATCTCCAATTGGAAATGTCAATTATTTCTTAAGAGTTAATTTAGTTAAGTCGTGAATTTCTGTTGTAGAATAGTTCTTACTTAACAGGTTTTTCAGGTAAGTAGCTTCCTTATCTGAATAGAACTGATGTAGTCCTATTCTCACGGTTGGATGATAGTGAGCCATCCAGAAAGGTGTGATATCAATACGATGATACCATAATGATCCAAAGGTAAAGTCATATACCTTGTCTGGCCCAAGCACTTTCTTGGATAACGCTATCGCCAATTTCCACTTACGCTTATTATATACTTTATCATGCTTGCCATCTTTTGTCCATGAAAACATAGGAACCAACCTCTTTGTCTTGGCAGATCTTCTTAGTTCATACACAACACGGCATACTTTATTAGGATAAAGTTTTGAATTCATTCGGTTTAATGTAACTAGAGCAACTGCCAACTGACCAGCAATTGCTTCACTTCTCGCTTCATGATAGATATTGCAAGCCATGCAATCTATCTTATCTGTTCTTTGTATATGACAGTTATGCAATACTTCATTTTGAGTATTTGCATATGTGGGACATGTAAAAAGGAATAGTACAACTATACTTAGAATACGCATAATCCCTCCCAATTGAAAATGTCAAGAAATAAGGATAGTTAGATGTCATGCCAACCACACACAATGGCATTCTTGTCGGGAAATTATTAGCGCCTCCCCGTAGGGGCATACATACAGCAAAACTACTTGGTACGGTCCATTTCACTTTCATACTACCGCTCTGATTTCTACCTCACCCTCCACCGCCGTGGATGGCTTTCGTAAGCTAAGTCAACATCTAACTAAATTGAAATCGTGAGGACTGGCATGCCAACCTGATTGATGATCATCAATCTCGTATGTCCTCAATACGTTGGTCCTTTCTCGACGACCAGACGGCTAGTGCGGTTACCGGCTCATAGCATTGCCGTAAGGATATTAACGCTTGTCCTCAAAGCGACCCTCTAACGCCGTAGTCAGCGACTATTTTACGGATAGCTCCGAGCATTTTTCTATTGTATAACTATTTGATTGGAAGTGTCAAGCTATATTTTTAAACCAACTTCTATAGTCACCAGGAAATAATTTGGGATTATAATGATAAGGAGGACTCGTTGCAATATGAAATCTTACTTGAAACAAATCTCCTACTCGAATTGGAGCAGTGTTATTTATAAAATGTGGTCCACTTGGAAAAACAATTAGCGTGCCACGTTCTGGATTGAATCCAAATTGATGTTGTACAAATTCAAGCTTACCACCTAATACTTCATACTCGTCATCAAATGGAACCACTTCTTGTAGATTACTAAAGAAGATAATACATGTCAAGTCTCTATCTTTTTGCCGAACCCATTTCTTATTTACATAACCACTGTTTTCACAATGTGGTTTCTCTCCTGGACATGATCGAGGAAACCATTCAAATAACATAGGTTCTGTCCCACGATACGTGCAGTTATAATATTCTTCTATGGAAGGTATAAGTTCTTTGAATCGTTCAAACAAACGTTCCTCAGAATGTTCATGTCCTTTAGCTGTCTTAATTGGGAATCCATCTGGATCTGTGTCGGGATGAAACATTTCCAACTGGTCAACGATTTCTTCACATAGGAGAGGAGATAAAAACTCTTGTTTTATAAAGAAGGGGCACTTTGTGTCCATTATGTATTATCCTAAATTTTCTATATTATTAGCGATCATGTGGAAATAAGGATCGCCGTGTACTTCTTCGAAACTTTCTTGTAGACTATCCCAATCGATACGGTCAGTATGTTCATGCCAGTCAATTCCTTCAGCACGAACTGCATCTTGTGTGCGGTTAGGATCAATAAGGAAGTTCCCACGCTCTAAAATATTCTGTCCTATTAGAATAGGATGTTGCATACCAGAACGGTTGTTTAAGTTGAACTGTGCATCACGAATAGGAACGCCTTCGATTGTAACTTGGAACTGAACTACTGGTCTGTATTCACTTCCTTCAGATGTCTTGACTACTATTTGATCTATGACATCCATTATTATTTGGTTGGGGGATAACATCTCCGATTGGAATTGTACCTTTGATTTACCTTGAATGACTTGCCAGTTATCGACATGGATGGATGACATATTAGCACCGGTATCTACTTTTGCCTTTGATGACTTACCAAATCTATCAAATTTTATATCAACTTCATCTGCAATAACATTATCTGCTTTTTCTTCGAGTTGAACAAGATTAGTAGAAGGCAATGACATAACACCGGCAGGTATCATAGACATATTCTTTGTAGTATCCCAAGCGAATACAACCCATTCCTGTATCAAGTTGTCATGGTTTGCTTCGGTCCATCTATCTTTTTCTTTTTCTTCTGCATCAACACAATATACGACAAATGATTTTTGTTGATTGTTTATCATTTCTCGGATTGGGATTGTATGTTCACTAAGGATATTGAATTTAAATCCATGAACGGTGAATGAATCAGGTAGATTGACATGTCCACCTAATTTAAACTGTCCATCTATGTGTGATACGGAATGGAAATCCATTATGTTCTTGTTCCTGATAATCTCTTGTTGAGTCTGGTAATTCTTTTTGACTGTTGTTGTCGTTTAGTTCTCTTTGATTTAGTTTTGATGATACCTTTTTTCATTCTTGCAACTTTCTTTCCAAGTCTTTTCTTTTTTGGATCTTTTCTTTTTGCGCAAGATTGAGGTTCAGCTACTATTCTACCTTTCTTTTGACCAGAAGTACAGCGAAATTGTTTCTTAACTTTACCACCAACTTTTTTAAACTGACGAATAAATCCTTCATCCAGGATTTCCTTTCCGTCTTCATCAACGTAAACTACTTCACATTCATATAAGATTTCTTCTACTAGCATTATATGATTCCTCCTTCTTCTCCACCTTCAACACCAGGTTCTTCCGTCCCAGTTTGTTGTGCAATCTGCTGTTCCTTCTTTGCCAATGACATTTTCATTTTGGCTAATCTATCTTCTAATGTTTGTATTGCCAATCTCTCACCTTGCAATGGATCATTTTCAGATTGTTGAATTTCTTTTTTCTGTTGGCTAAGAGCTTGTTGTCGCATTTTCATTGCTCTGCTTGGACTAGCAGCTGCAGTTTTGTACACACCTTTCACTTTTTTAACGGCATCCTGGACGCTCATGTCATTAGGATCGATACCAACATTTAAATCGAGTTCACTTAAAAGCATTATTATCTCCGCAATGCTCTCAATACTAGGTCACCAAGCTCAGCTCTGCTTAATCTTGTGTCTCCACCATGACCAATACGCATTGCTCTTTCTTCCTCTTCTTCACCACCAATGTTAATTTCTTTTTCCATATTAACATCTGGAACTTCTGGGGTTGCATCGTCGGAACCAGGACCCATACCATTTTCACCAGACATATCATGTTGATATTTTGCAAGCTTTGCTAGCTTATCGGTTTCGTCCTTTTCTTTCTTTTCCTTATCGTAATATGCTTCCATATCAAGAACTTTTTCTTCTTGGCTTACTTTATCCTGAGCAACTTTCATTCCTGCTTCTGCTTCTCTTGCTTTTGCTTCGGCGGTACGAGCTTCGGCTTCTGCTTTCTTTGCTTCTGCATCTGCTTTCATCATATCGATTACACTTTGTAGTGCAGTCTTTGCATCTTCTTCACCACCATCAAGTCCTAGTTCATCTTCTGCACCAGGTTCAGCTGTCATTTCATCACCTTCACCTTCGGGTCCTTCCGGTCCTTCGCCTTCAACAGGTGGTTGTCCTTCAGCACCTGCTTCCCCAGCAGGTGGTTCCGCTGTTACGTCTGCAGGGAGTTGTTCTTCTTGATCCTCTTCAATATCACCCCATTCTACATTGACAATATCAAAGTCATTACGTAGGTTCCATAGAACCTCTGCAATTTCAGAGCCTTCATTCTCATCATCCTCATCTTCATCGACATCATTTAGACCTTGCTCTAACGCAGTCATAAAATCATCAGCTTGCTCATCAGGAACCCATACTTTTACCATACTTCCGTTATCATCTTCTAATGCAAACGCAGTAGTATTTTCACCTTCGTGTTCTGCTTGTTTTTCTGTATCTTTTAATTTAGTAACCACATCAGATGCAGTAAAATCACTCTGTTCAGATTCTGAGAAGAGTTTAAAAGAATATGCATTCCCAACTGGACCAGCCTTTTTGCCTTCTTTCTTTTTCTTTTTGGTTGGTTTGGATCGTTTCTGCATCCCACCACCAAACAAAGTTCTGAAACCAGCGACGCTGTGTGCGGCTGTTGCGCCAGCGGATGCGCTTTCGATTAATTCTTTTAATATACTCATAGTAAGTTTCCCTTATAACGAAAAATAGGTTTATGATATTTATATTTATAAGGAAACGAAAAAAGAGCTTGATAAACAAGCCCTTTTCGTGTAGCGGATTTTAAAGGTATTATTCGGTGATACTTTCAGGATGGAAGGAACGCCATTTCAACTTAACTTCTTCATTCGTTGTGTGGCTGATAAAGTCTTCAAATTTAAAAGTCGCTTCATGTTGTCTTTTCAGATAAGCTTGATATTCAGCCCACAATTCTTTAAGTTCATCTCGTTCGGTTTCAGAATAATCAGTAACATCGATGCCTCTAACTAAAGTCTCTCTTGGTTGAGGAACATGTGTAGTCAGGATGACTCGATTTACAGTCTCTGCATTTTCCTTTATGTATTCGAAACTATTTAAACTACCTTTTGTTAGCATGGATTATTCTCCATCGGGATTGTCACCGGATGCATCCTCGGCAACTTCAGCTTCATTTGCTGCAACTTCTTCACCCCCACCAGTAGCTGCTTGAGCGATTTGGGAAGCAAGTCCTTGCATGGCCAACTGAATCATTTGAAGGTTGGAACGAAGTTCCACTGCCTGCTGCTTCCAATGGTCGTAGTGAGTGACCAATTCTTTTACTTCGGGTGAGAGAGTTTCAACTGCGATGGTTTGTCCATCAATTGTTAGAACACGTGTATCTTCTACTTTCAAAGCCATTTTAGAGTCTCCTAGTTAGTATGGTTTTTTATTATACTGTACAGTATATGCTATATTGTGACAAGTTGTCAAGTGATCAAAAGAAGTCATTATTAAAATCGAGCAAACCATTTTTGTTTCCTTCTAAAATCACACCATCATCTTCCTCCTCCGGTTGAGGACGTTGAGGATTGGGTTTGTTATTTATACTATCAAAATTCATATGTGACGGATCTGTAATGCGTAAGGTTTTTGGATTAAATGCTACGTATACAGTTTTCCCTACTCCACCACTGGTTCTGGTTTTCAAGAATTGAAATCCCATAGTACCTTCCAGTCTCATTTTATCATTCATAATAATAGAAACGGACACATCGGTGGTGTTTATTTTACTTATACCACCAGCAATATGTCCTTGGTTGATTTCAGTTGCGGTGACTCCACCTCTATTTTGTTGTGAAGCACTGACTATCCAAGCATTATAGTCTTCCCCAATTTCCCGCAGTTCTTCTGATGCTCCTTTATCTTTATCAAACACTTTATGTTGTGGGGTTCCTGCGTTATCTGACATCAAATCAATATAGTCTACGATTATCATATCAGGAACCTTGTTATTTTTTAATTCAAATTCTTTTAAGAAAGACCGTATTTGATTGGAGTTAGTTCCGTTGGGCATTCTTTTTAAATGTAAACTTCCGTGACGAATGTTTCCAGCTTTATCTTTGACTTCTAATTTTTTAGCTTTATTATATATTTTATTTGCGGTGTCCTGTATATTTCCCTTCCAACTCTTGTCCTGTCCGGTAATCATTTGGACAGCACGAGCATCGATCATTTCTTCTGGCAACTCCAATGAGATGAGTAGGATAGTGTATCCTTTCTCCACAAAGTTTATCCCTACATTTTGCATGACAATAGATTTTCCAACACCAGAATTAGCTTGGAATAGTAGTAATTGCTTTCTAGCTATACCACCATCCAACGCATCGTCAAAGTCTTTCCACCCAATAGGTTCTACTGGATCATGTTCAAGGTAATACTCTAAACGTTCGAGTGGGTTTTCAAAAAAGTCTATACCTAAATCTCTATGTAATGATACGAGTACTGCTTCTTTTATTAGTTTTTCAATTTGGTCAAACTTCTGTTCTTTATATAGGTCCATAGAAGCAACCATAGCACTATGTATAGCTTTCCTCCTACAGAATGCTTCTACTTCATTAGTACAATATTCTAGTCTATCTTTGGTAACATCTCGTAGAATCAATTTGATATTTGTTTTAGCATCAATTAATGCTGGTTCAGGCAACCCATTATATTCATTATAATAATTTAGAATAAAATGAACACTGTCCTGTAAATTTGGATCAAAGTAATCTGTTTTCAGGATAGATGAACAAACGGCAAATGTTTCTGGTGATGATATTAAATATTCGAGTAATAATTTTTCTTCTTTTATTGACACACACAATCCTCCTAGTGTAATAGGTATGATATATTAATTTTGATGTGAAATCAAGTATTAGATTTCACGAATGGGCGGGAATGTTGAAACTACGACTGTTGTAAATGCAAAAAGTTCACGCTCTTGATAGAAAAATGATAGTTCAGCATTGCTGGAATCAACCCTGCTAGTGTCAATAAGTTGATCCTTTATCTTATCAACATCATCAAATGGGGACAACGCTAATAGGAGAATCACTTCTCTATTTGCTATGGCTCTACTGTCAACTTGACTAAAATAAAAAGAAGAACCATTTGGTATAGTACCATCTCCCATCTGAGAAATAAAGGCATCAAAACTTCT